ATGACAAATTTAAACAAATTATATACACTTTACGATGTGCATTCGCACAATAAAGGAAAGGTTAAAGATCTTCTTAGCAATCATTTGCCTAGTAACTACACCAAAAAGGTACAAGATAACCTGCTGTCTGAAGGCATAGAAATTTCGAGACAATCCATCAGACAAGTAAAACTTGGTACATATAAAAATCTAGCTGTTTTTAATGAGCTTCTGGAAGTTGCGATTCAGAATAAACACGCTCGTAAAAAACTAACTGAAATATTAAAAAAAGCCTAATAACAAATCAAAAATCATGACTAAAGAAAACAGAATTTACCCAGGACTAACTTGCGCCAATCTAGAATTTTTTAACCACGAAGGGAAGGTTAAAGCATTTACCAAAGGAAAAATGGTTGATTTTGAAGATTTACCATATACCTATCACCAATTACTTCGCGAAGCTATTAATGATGAACCTGAAACCGATGCCATATTAAAGGAATGGGAACCTAATAGCGAACTAAAACAATTACACAAGTTTGTAGAGTGTCGCTTTGGAGGTTTGGATTATACTCCAGATATACAAAATATGGAATTGCAAGATGGCGAGTATTGGGATTGCCCATTACGAGGCAATTGCAAAGGAGAGGGCAAGGTTTGCAGACAACTATCCTATAACAACCAAAACTTAAGTAATAACGATATTAAGTTTTTAAAGCTTGTACACACACCTCTTACTAACGAAGCATTGGCCGAGGAGTTTAATATGGCCATGGGTACTTTCCATCAATTCAAAAAAAGATTATACCAAAAACTAAACATTCAAACAAAGCCCGAAGCGGTTTTGGTGGCTGTTATGTTAAACCTTTTATAGCATGAAACCCAATACGTTCTTTTAAGTGCCTCATGCGGCAATATGTTGTTAGCCGCTGTTAACGCAGCGGTTTTTTTTAAACTAAATAATATGAAACAAAATATGAAACTTCAGTCTAAAATTAATGCTATAAAAAGTAGAATCAATCAAATAGAATCTAGCGATATGTTTTCAGACGACGAAAAAAAGGTGTTGTTAAAATATAATAATAAGGAGCTAGATATTTATGAAACTAAATTAAGAGCCGAAGCATGGGTTGAATCTAAACGTCCTAAAGCTGTTTTAATGACTTCAAATGAAAGTGTAGAATTTAGAAACAGTGTAATATAATGGGATACGTAGACTGGAAAGACCTTATTCACGCAACAAATAACGGATTAGACATAATTAGAATGGTCTATCCGAACATTGATGATGCGTTAAATAGCAGAGACAAAAAATTTAAAGCTAGAGCAGGAGAAAAAACGGCTTCGGCATCATTACGATTAAAAGATGGACATTATCATGTAACCGATTTTGGTGGCGACCAGAAAGAATACAATTCGATTGGTGTTTACATGCAGGAAACAGGAAAAACGTTTCCGGAGGCCGTTAATTTTTTAGCAGCTCATTTTAATGTGAAAGGATCAGATCAAGCTTGGACAGAAATTAAACCAGTTTGGGAAACAAGACCCTTAAAAGATGATGAAACTCCTAAATCGTATTCTCACGTATTTAAGGATTTCACAAAAGAAGAGCTTGCCTTATTAGGTCCATGTGTTACTGCGGCGCATTGTAAGGAGTTTAATTTTGAAAGTTTAGAAAGCTTCACCTATTGTAAAGAAAATGAAGCTAGTGTTACTAGTAGTACCGACACCTACCCTATTTATGGTTTTACACATAATGGATGGATGAAAATATACCAACCATTAAGTTTTAAAAAACAGTACCGTTTCCGCTTTTTAGGAACTAAACCAGAGCGTTTTATTTATGGTTTAGACTTGGTTAAAAAGCAATTTGCCAAAAACAAAAAAAGAGTTGAAGAGGATTACGACCCAGAGGTAGACAAGAAAATGGAAGACCCTCGTTTGGATCATGTATTTATTGTTTCAGGAGGTAGCGATGGTTTAAACCTACGTTCTTTTGGTTACTTCCCTATTTGGTATAATAGCGAAGCCGAAATGCTAAATTTTGAAGAGTATAGAGAGCTTCAAACCTATACAAAGGAAATTATATACATACCGGATTTAGATAGCACAGGAAGAAAGCAAGCGTCTAAAATTGCTTTAACCTTTTTGGATATAAAAATTATGACGCTGCCTAGCTATCTTCAAAAGAAAAAAGATAAGCGAGGTAATCCTTGTAAGGATTTTAAAGATTTTGTTGTTCAGTACTATAATAGTCGTGAATCGAAGTCTTTCACTAATAGGTTAAAAAAATTAGTTGAAAACGCTTTACCTGCTCAATTTTGGGATGAAATTTATACCAAAAACGAACTTAAGTATGTGTTTCGTCAAACACAATTTTACAACTTCTTAAAACTTAATGGTTTTGGAAGAATAAAAGACGAGCACACTAAAGATGGTTATCATTTTGTACATGTAGACGGGAATATAGTACGTAAGGTGCTCCCCGTAGAAATTGAAACCTTTGTGCATCAATTTTTAAAAAGCCGTCAATTACCGGTTAAATTAAGAGATTTAGTTTACTCCAAACAACTAAGTCAAAGTCAGCTTAACAAACTAGATTCTTTTAATATAGAATTTTCTACTTCCGCTTCAGATACACAATACATGTTTTTTGAAAATGCCATTATCAAAATTGATGCTAATGGACTCGAAAAAATAAAGCGTGGTGAAGTTGAAAAATACATTTGGGAAACTAAAAAAATCGAACACAATATTAACCTGGACAAGTTTCCGCAATTTGAAATAGGAAAAGATGTTCATGGTAATGCCGATATTAAAATACATGTAGAAGACAACATGTTTTTTAACTACCTAATAAACACTAGTCGCATACATTGGAGAAAGGAAACCGAAACAAACCTAGCTAAATTAAACGCTTCGCAAAAGGAAGCCTACTTAAAAGCAAACAAGTTTAATATTTCGGGGCCTAATTTAGAGGCTGCCGAGCAGTTGGAGCAAAAACTTCATCTTATTAATAAAATATTTGCTTTAGGCTATATGCTTCATACTTATAAATCACCAGATAAACCTTGGGCGGTTTATGCGATGGACAATAAGCTTAGCGATGTTAATGAAAGCCATGGGGGTTCGGGTAAGTCTATCTTCCAGAAGGCAATTCAAAAAGTATTAAAAAACAATCATTACATACCAGGAAGAGATCCTAAAAAAACGCAAGACGATTTTATTTACCATGGCGTAACCGAAGAGTGTGACTATATTTTTGTAGACGATTGCCATATGCATTTAGATTATGGTTTTTTCTTTCCTGCAATTACGGGTGACTTGGAAGTAAATAACAAAAACGGATTACGTTTTGTAATAAACTTTGATAAGGTTCCTAAAATAGCTTTCTCAAGTAATTACCCTCCTAACAATCTAGATTTAAGTTTAGCACGACGTTTACTATATGTGGTATTTAGTGATTACTACCACAACAATAAAGATGGCGAGTATAATGAGGTTAGAGAGCCTAAACACGATTTTGAAGGCGCTACCCTATTTAACTCCTGGACAGAAAACCAATGGAATCAATTTTACAACTTCTGCGCACAATGTATTAGGTTTTATTTATCGCAAACGGCAAAAATAGACCCGCCAATGGATAATGTTATTATGCGAAATCTATTGTCTGAAATGGGTGACAATTTTAAAGATTGGGCAGATGTGTATTTCGCACAAAAGGACGAAAACGACAAGTTTAAATACCTAAACACCTTTGTTGTTAAGGATGATGCCTTCGAAGATTTAAAGAATAAAACTGGTTTTAAATATTCGCCTAATAAGTTCAAGAAAAACCTAAAAGCATACGCCAAATTTAACGAATGGGAATTTAACCCAACCTCGTCTGGTGTAGATGCGTCTGGAAGAATAATACATCGAATAGATGGCAATACTAAAGAAGTGTTTTTCATGAAAACACCTCCAGCAAAGCAAACCGAAGTTATAGCTAAAAGTAAACTAAGTGAAAACAAAGGTGCTAATGATGATTTAGATAACGATTTACCATTCTAATAATTATGATACAGCAAGAGACTACCACAAGCCAAGTTAATACCCTAAACGTAGAGTTAAAACTACGTTTAGGTGTGGCTACCGATTTTAAAAAAACGACATGGGTACATGAAGATATGCGAGCAGTTCCCAAAACAGTACCCAACGAAGGGAAAACCTATTTTTTAAAAAGTAAGATTACGGGTAAGGTAGATAATCAAGCTTATCAAATAAATGAAGATACCGATTGGGATGAGTTTAAAAATTACATAAGGCTTAATATGGTTTATGTAATCGCTTCCCATTTTGAATTAGAAACTAATAATTAAATACAAATACTAAAATGAAACAAGGCAAAAAAAGAACACTATCTATTGATGTAACTGCGATACCAAAAGAAAGGTTAGTGAAACACGAAAACGGAAAAGTGTATTTAAACATTGAAACGTGGGATTACGACGAGCCTAAATTCGGAAACGATTTTAGCGTGAGTATGAGTAGAACAAAAGATGAAATAGAACGCATTAAAGCAGGCGAAACTATAGAACGAATCTACTTAGGTAACGGCCGTATTTGGGAGCCAAACGAACGCCCGCTTACCGAGGAAGAGCAAGACGATTTACCATTTTAATTTAATAACAATAATTATGACTAGACAAACAACCTATCGCGACGACGAAATCGTTACGATTTACGCAAACTGCAATACCATTGAGCAGTTAGATACAGCTTCGGCTTCACTTGGATACCTAACTATTATTGGAGCGCAAACCTACCGCCCCGTAATAAGTAAATTATACATGCTTAGAGCTTCAGAAATTAAAAGGAAAACAGCATGATTACTTATATCGAAATTACAGGAAGCACGACCGACACAAATATTAAATGCAGCCCTAAAGAGTCGAAAAAACCATGTTTTCCTCAAGATGAATTCGACATTATAGAAAGCTGCAAACTTTGTGGCAAGTTTTTTTAATTAAACATACATGAATATGATAATTACAATTGAAGGTAAACCAAGTGAAGGAAAAACAACCTTGGCTAAAAAACTATGTAAAGGAAAGAAAGTATCATTTATATCGGAGGTTTCGTTGAAATCTCCTTTTTGGGCATCCCAAATGGATGATGATACAGAAATTATAGTTGTAGATGATGTTAAGCATTACCAAGAATCCTACAGCATATTCCTTTCTGAAACATTATTGATTAACACTCCAGGAGAAAAAAGTGTAGAAGTAAAAATGCCCGATGTAATATTAGTACTTGATAATTTTAAAAATAACAGATATGACAGAAATTAAAATAGCAAACATAACAGTACAGTATGCCGAAGCCGAAAAACTTGTTAAATACTTAAATATTAAACTTAAAGATAACGAAACGTTAATAATAGAAAACTTTGCCGTTTGGTCTGATAAATTTGGGATTGATATAGATTGCTGTTTCTGGAATATTGTAAAAAAGCACATTGAAAATGAATTTGTAATGTGTATCGATATTGAATGCAGAATTAAAAAGTATCACGAAAACGGAACTGCTACTATAAGAATAGATAGACCTGATTTTGTCAAAACAATAACCTTAAAAGAATACCTAAAATTAGCCGAGGATGTTCAATTGGTTGATTTTATAAGATACAATTACAATCCAAGAATAATCCAAAATCAAAAACTCTTAATAAAGTACATAAAAGAGATAGATGAATCTAGAGATACAACAACATAATCCTGAATTCATAAGTTTTGAAAAATTATCTAAAAGCAATTGTTTTAGCAATTACAACTCTGGTTTTACTTACGGCTCTAAATCGAAATTTATTTCATGTTTCAGAGTTCATGCTCGGCGGATTAACATTAAACAGTTATTGGTGGTATTTATACTATAAAAAATAAAAGAAATATGAAATTAGAAATAGTAGAAAAAGCATACGAATTAAACCTTGATAATATCAGTAATGGGCATCTTTATCCCGAAGAAGTTGTATTTGCAGAATCAAGAGGTAAAGCAAAAACTTTATTAAGTAGACAAATATGTATTGAGGATTACAAGCTTGATTGGGAGGAAGAAATGACTTTTTTAAATATGCCAGTACGTAGAGCAAAGCAATACGATAAAGTTTTATTTAGAGGTGAAGAAATGCGAAGAGAACAAGTTGAGTATAAAATTAGAGTTGAAGAAGAAAATGCCAAAATAGAGAAATACTTAGAAGATCCTAAAATAACACATTGCTATATTAAAAAGAGAGGTTCTTATTATGGCTGGAATAAATGTGGATATGTTTCTTATTCTACACACGCTGGAGTTTACCCAAAAGAGGAAGCAGTGCCATATTGTAAAAATAGTTTAGAGCTTACTTGCGTACCTATTGATAATGCAGAACACAACGAAAATATATTAAATCAAATTAAAAGGCTTAAAAAAGGATTGATTGCTAATTAATGCTAACGTTGAATCTATGGGTAGTTATTGCCCGAATAAATACAGATAAATTATGAGCATAAAACTAGATGTAACAAAAAGAATAGAATGGTTAAAAAAGAGAATGACCATTTCTGAACTAGATGAGGAATACATAAGATTGCAGATAATGGAAGCAATGATGGAAGCCCTAGAAAAAGGGCAATCATTACCCATAGATAGTGTTAGCCACTGCTCTAAAGGTAAACTAGCTGAAGAGTTCCAAAAGGGATATAAAGAAGGTTATGAAGATGGTGCAAATGCAGCAGCAAATGACATTGCAGCGAACCCACACAAAATGTATTAGTTGTGGCTAACGATTCTGTATAACCGCAGTAGCGTAGAAATCCGCAGGATTTCGGAGTGATAAACTAATTAATTAGATAAGCAATAGTGTTAAAATTAAGCACTACAACCGCTATTGCTGTTATACTTTGTTGTAGTGCGTTTTTGAGCGATGGAAAATTTAAAAACTTGGATTGAAACAGAATTACCTAATAAGGGCGAATGGTGGAGCGATGGCTACCACGAATTTATTGACAGTGCTGAAAAAATGCTAAAAGCTGGGATGAGTGAAGCAACTATAAAAGAAATACTAAGAGATTTGTATAAGGCAGTAGCTTCTGAGTATGGAGGCTAACGGACTTGTATAAAAATTGAAGCCGTAAATAGACCATATTGTTGACGTTAACAAAATGGTATTAATAAACAGACAAAAGCTTTAAAATTAAGCACCTTAACAGGCTTTTGTTTTTATACTTTGTTAGGGTGCGTTATTTTATGAAACACATATTTTACTTTATTGGAATTGCTTTTATTATCTATGAAATGATTTGGTTACTAAACCCTAAAGACCAAGTAGAAAAAGCCAAAGAAATGAAAGAGGAAGGAAAAAAGAACAAAGGCAAAAAATGGGATGATTATACTGAAGAATACAAAAGCCTATTAAAAACTAAAGGTTTAGCAAGCCTTACGTTTACTTTATGGATGTTTGGTGGTTTATTAACTTTTAACTGGTTGGCTTTTCTTGTTAAAATAGCCTTTAACTTTATAATTATAGCACCAATTTCTAAACTAACACAATACAGTTGGGCGTACACTGGCTTGCATTGGTTTAACTCTTTGCTTGGTTTTGCCTTTGGGCTTTTTGTGATAGTAAACAGCTACCATTTGAAAATAGACTTGTACGCTTGGTTTTTAGGGTTGTTCTAATGCACCCTAACGGTTTGTATAAAAATTGAAGCCGTAAAATAGCGAGATTCTCGACTTATCTCGATAAATTAATAAACAAGCAAAAGCTTTAAAATTAAGCACCTTAACAGGCTTTTGTTTTTATACGTTGTTAGGGTGCGTTATTGAATTATGAATACAGTTTATTTTCAACCACAAGGCATAAAGCCTAAATATTGTGAAGTAGGTATGATTTCAGAAACTGACCCTGAACATATTTGGTATTTAGACGAACCTTGCAAAATATTGATTAGTGAAGTAAAGATTATACCAAAAGAGCAAGTAGTTTATAATAAAAAACAAAGGCTTTATATTGTTAAGGATGTTGTTTCTTAAATGCACCCTAACGTTGTTGTGTATGATTAGTAGCTGTAAACAAGCGACTACCTATTGAATTTAAACTAAATTATTAAACACTTAATAGCCTTTAGAATAAGCACAACACAGGCTATTAATTATATATAGTGTTGTGCGTAGTTAAATTATGTTTAGAAATAAAACAACATTGGATAAATTAAATATGGCAAATGGTCGAGTACTTATGGAAAAGACAGAGCATACACATATTTACAAAGTTTTAAAGGTTAGCAAGAATGTTAATTACGAATCACTTGGAAAGAAAATAGAAGTTGGCGATTTAGTTATATGTGCTGAATATATGTATAATAACAGTTTTAAACTGGATGGTAAAAATTACTTTATAGTAAAACCAACAGCTATTTGCGGTTACTTTGGATAATTACGCACAACGTAATTTGGCTATACATAGTAATTTTAATTTACAAATAATGACAGCAGAAGAAATACATATCAAAAAATTAAAAAGTTTAGGGTATAAAGATGATTACATCCAAAAAATAGTAGATAAATTCCATGAACAGCATAAATACAAATTTGCTGAGGACATACACCAAGAAAAATTAAAATTATTAGGTATAGGTGGTGTTAGCAAACGTTATTCTATTTCACTTGTGTTTGTAAATACAAAAGAAACCCTTTTAAAATGCTTAATAACTAACGCAGAAAATGAACATGAGGCATTAGGTAAAGCGATTGACTATTTCAAAGTAGATACAGAGGGTTTTAATCTAAGTATGGATTTAGTACTGCCTTTAATTTAATGTTTGCTAACAAAGGTATATCACAACAAAATGTATTACAATCATGCAGAAATACACTAAAGTAAAGGTTTTAAGAATTTCGGAGGTGCAGCATGAAACTTTACAAAAAATGAAGTCTTATAATGTTGATGTTTCCGATTTCATCCGGAAAGCTATTAAGGAGAAAATTATAAGGGATTATTCAGAGTTAATGCCAAACAAAAAAATAGAGTATTGCCCTTTTAGTAATGGAACGATTAAAATTAGAAATCATGAGTGACGAAAAAAAACAAAACTATATTATAGTTCAGAATGAGAAAGGTGAAATCACCGATCGTATTAATTTCGATAAGATAGAAATTAAAGGCAAAGGCATTTATGTTACCGAAAAAACCGAATAGTCATGAATAAGTCATTAACAGCAGCTCAGGTTGCAATACAACAGAAACTTATTAAAGAAGCCAAGAAACGCGGCTATGCGAAAGGTGTAGTTTGTAAATTTGGCCAAAACAAACGTGTTGGTATCATTTCTTCGGTTACATTTAGATACAACCCTAGTTTGTTTGTTACGACCACCAAAACTGTAGAAGCGTTAAGTATGGGCAACAATATTATATGGGATAGTCAACACGGTTGGGCGCCATTTAATAAAGAAATCGTTTCCAGGAAACCAGTAGAAAAGGAATACTACGAAGTACACGAATCTAAATTCAAACAAGTAGGTTAATAGCACTACCTCTATTTTTAATTAAAAACCATCTTACAGGATGGTTTTTTTATTTTATGCCCTCGCGAGAGCGTCTGTTTTTTCTCCCCTTTAACCCCTCTCAACTTCTAGTCAATAAAAACTGTAATTTTGTAACAGATAGCGAAAAGCCCTTTATTTATAAGGTTTTAACTGTTACAGTTTTATATTTAAAGTGTAACAATAGTTACAAAAAAACTGTAACACTAAAAAACGTTACAGTTTTACATTTTTTCAAACCTTGGTTGTTACAGTTTGGTTGTAACACCTTAACCCTTGTATTTACTAGGGTTAAGGCATAGCGTTACAGAATTACACTTTTTTTGGGAAAATATTACTAGAGGAAGAAAAAAATAAAATATTTACATATTTGTAAAATACACTTCAAAAGTTTACTTTTATTAATATTTCCAAATTTCGTTTATGAATAATAGCATTAAAGTAGCGACTTCACCAAATGCATGTCGCGTTGGTTTATTTTTTTCGGCGGCATATACTCCTTTAATAGATTCTAGTTTAGGTCGTTTTTTTAATGTTGCTATTACCAGCGGGAATGAAGATGCTTTATATACAAGCTCTGGATCTATAAAAGTAAGTGAGTCGGGCCAATATAATAAAAGCATTGGTTCGATGGTTTACTCACAAACACTTCAGTTTGTTTTACCTACTTCTGATACGTTTCGTGCCGAGCGTATCGACCAATTTAGAAAAGTAAAGTTTCTAGCTATAGAGCTAACCAATGGAGAGCGTATTTTTTTTGGTGCCAATGATGTGGACCAGAATACGGCTCCGAAAATAAAAATCACTTCCGACGAAAAACTAACACAAATAACATTCACTCAAAGATCTATTAGCCCGTTTGGCTTTTTAAGGGATTCGGTATTTGTTTATGAAGATGACTTTTTATTTCTATTTCAAGATGGCGTTAATTTTCAAATATAAAATATTACATGTCTAGAAGTGTTGTACCGGTAAATATTCGTCCGCACCTGGTGCCTTTCCTATATCAGGAATTTGAAGGTATAGAAGCAAATTATCTATCAAAAAAAGTAAAAGCCGCTAAAATAAGTACCCGATCGGTTTTTGGTAAAGTTATTAGGCTTTTAATGGTAAAGGCAGACAAGCCCTTGCAAGCCGATAAATTTCAAGCGTTTTTAAGTGTGCAGAACTCAGAACGCAATCAGTTTTTTGGGCATTTTTACAAATCTCAAAACGGTACACATACGTTTTTAAGACTACCAGAGGCAGGAGCTAAATTAATTAACGATTATTTAGAGGACGTTTTTAGGTTGGCTTTAGTTTCGTTTATAGTGGGTTACACCAGTAGCGAAAATCAAAAGAGTTTATTCGAGAAAAAACGAACCACCCAAGAGGCTATTAATGTGTTTATGGACACTTACAATTTACGCGAGCATGGTTTTTCGGCTCCCACACTGCAAAAATACTACGAACGCGAAGTAAAAAACAATGCCAGTTGTCGTAGAATTCAAACAGCTGTAAGTAATAGAGGCTTAAATTACGTATAGTTCATGTCTTAAAATAAAATAACCGAAGCTTTTAAGTTAGCTTAAAATTTAAAAGCATGAGCTCTACTTTAGCGCAAAGGTTAACCCAAAGAAGAAAATTACTTGCTGCCCTAGCAAGTGATAATTTACAGTTTTATGTTGTGGATGAAAACGACAAAACAGATTCTCCAGAAGGATCTAGTTTTAGAGTTGAAAAAGAGGAACTTGTTAAGATTCTAGGGTTAGACAAGCTAGAGTCTAATATTAATTCCATTCAATTTGAAGGGATTAAATCTTATCAAACATTGTCAGACTTACAGGCTATTCCTGTTCCTGACGATGGTACTGCCGCAAAAGTTGTTAATGATCCTACTGCTTCTAATAATGGCTATTATACAGTTTCTAGTGATTCATGGGTGCAGGATTCTAGGTTAACGGCTAGTGTTGTTGATCCAAATGATGAGGGGTTAGGTGTTAATGGTAAGGGGGTTTTTGATTACATAAAAGTAATAGATTCTAAGAATTATTTTTTAAATAATTTTCAGAACTTAATTGAATCTGGCAGTCCAGTTTACCCTTTTGATTATTTTGATATGGTTGGTTCGCTACCATCTGTTACAATTGATTACGATGGCACAGATTTTAATTTAGTAAATTCAAATTCTCTGCCGAGAAAGATAACTACTGGGTGGGATGTAACTGGATTAGTTGATTCTGTAGAATTGTTTTGTGAGCCTACTGCTAATGAGGGGTTTGGTTTCTCTTTAAACCTAAATGGGTCTGAAGTTTATGTTTTATACCGTAATAACGGTCAAATATTAGTGCAAGAAGAGGGCTCAGGATCTTCTATTGCTTCACCTAGAGGGGTTTCTTCTTACACCTTTGTTTCAGGAGATAAAGTGTCGTTAAGTGTTACAATTATTAATGGTCATACTGAAATTAAAACATCAGTAAATGGTGTTTATTCTCCAGAGGTGTATTTATCAGATGATTACGAATTCGCACAATTAAATTACGCATTAAGAAGTGGAATGGGTGTTAAAAACCCGTATTTCTTTTTTGAAAAAAAATCAGTTCAGCCGCCTTTAGATATTATATATGTTAATGATAGTGATGGTGATGATTCTTATATTGGTAAATTTCCATTCGTACAACCATCTGGTGGGGGGCGTTTAATAAGCAATGGTCCAGTTAAAACAATAACTGAAGCTTTGACAAGGGGGTCAAAAAACATAATAATAGTTGAGGGCACTTATGAAGATGAAACCGATTTATCAATCACAGATAACATTAACATTTCCACATACAGCGGGGGGCAAGCCGTAATTGATTTATCAGAAAAACATGCGGGAACTTCTTTCACTCAAAATTCCACTCATTCAAATATATATCAGTTAAATGTCGCCGAAACTGTGATTGCTTGCTATGAAAACGATTATGAAGGTTGGCTATATTCAAGAAGTTCGTTAGCAGACTGCGCTGCTAATCAGGGTAGTTTCTATTACAGCGCTGGTGTCTTATATGTTTACCCAGTTGCAAATATTTCAACTATAAACATAGTTATACCTTCAATTGAAGGTCTTCACTTTTTAAATCGTTCCATTGATGGAGTTTCAAAAGCTGAGAGAAATGCTAGTATTATTAACATTTTCGGTGTAACTCAATTATACTCAAAAGGTCACGGTTTTTCTTTTGAAAAAGGATTTGGGAAAATAGTAAGATGCAAATCCTATGGGTCGGAGACAAATGGATTTTATTTTAACGGGAGTTTCTTCGATGTTTCAGGATGTACATCATCATTTAATGATGGTGATGGCTTTAATATTCATGCTTTTGATGAAGAAAATGCTGGTTATGTTGTGTTTAACAACTGTGAAGCTATAAGTAATTTTGGAGTAGATGCAGGTAATGATGGTATTAGTTTTCATGAAAACTCTAAAGGAGAAATTAATGGTGGAGTATATATAAACAACACGAAATTTGATGTTGTTCATGTTAATAGGGCTGAAGTTGAGCATAAAGATTTTGTGTGTGGAAGCTTAGAATATCAGATAAATGGAAATGCATATGATGTTTTTCATTTAAACATCTCCAACATAATAGCCTCAGGAATAATGAATTTATCATCGAACGTAAGTACAGTTATAATTAATATTAGCAACTGTAAGGCTTCTGAAATAAATCTAAGAGGTACAGGTGTTGTGAATGGTTCTATTTATAAAAATAGATGCGGTTATATGCAATTATTATCAAACGGTACTAGAGAAATTCAAGATAATAAAGTTAAAAATGGCACAGGTGTAAGAATAGATTCTGGGGATAATTACTTAGATGGAAATAGTATTTTAAATAACACTATAGGCATTAGAAAAGAAGGTGGTATCGCTACTATGGGTACGAATAACCTGTATGGTAATAATTCAGATTACACAGGAACCGACATTATTGACCCAACTGAACAAGCTAAGAATGTGTCTTATTTAGAGATTTAAAACCATGATACAAAAACTAAAAGCCTTATTAGTAATCCCCCAAGACAAAGCCAACCACACCGTTTACGGATTCCTAATACATTACGGTGTGGAGATCCTTTTAGTATTAACACCAATACTTCCATTATTAGCGCGCAATCTAAGGCTTGAATGGTACCACGCAGCCGAAATCGTGACCGTAATAGCAATTTTTACCGAGATATACGATTGGAAAGTAAAATCAAAGCCTACGGGGTTTAGTTGTAAGGATATCGCATTTACTGTAGCTCCATCTTACCTACTAACCCTATTAAAGTTAATTACCATTTTAAATTAAATAAATATGCCCCTATTCGAAAAAATAAAAACATGGTCTGAAATGCCCGAAAAACAGCGCTATACATTTTTTTACGGCGTAGTAATAGTAGCATTAGCCTCGGTAATAGGTCACGATCATTTAGTACGAATACCACAAATAGAGCAAACTCATGAAAACACTTTACGTACTGATCGTGATAGATGTTCTGCTGACGTTATTTATTATAAGGAGAAAGCTGAAAGTATTGCGAAGAGCTTTTCTGATTATTTACAAAAAAACGAAAAGGAAGTAAGAACGTTATTGTACAATGGCATACAGCTTAATAGAAAAGCCGAAAAACTAGAGAAAAAATGAAATCACTGTTAATTTACCTAGCGGTTATATTCTCTGCAATTTTTATAAGCAAGAATATAGAGCCGAAAAAAAATGAAAAGCCAATTAACCGAATTACGGTTAGCGATACACTTTACTTGAGTAAAATACCTTTAAAGAAAATGAAGTTAGAGGGGTTAAAATCGGAAGTGTTTTTACTTCAGAAAGAGACAGAATATAAGTTGGATAAAATTGAAGAGAAATGAAAATAGCTATATGTATTGGCCATAATAAAATAAACAAAGGGGCTTTTTCTCTTTATTTAAATGATTCAGAGTTTGATTACAATACTCGTGTAGCAAACTATGTAAAGGATTATTTTGGAGATTCGTTAGATGTCTACAATAGAATTAAATCTAGTGGTTATAAAGAGGAAATATCCAACCTTGCCGAACGTGTTAACAAGGTAGATTACGATCTTGTTATGGAACTTCATTTTAATGCTGCTATACCACAAGCTAAAGGTGTGGAGGCGCTATATTTTTATTCATCTAGAAAGGGCAAAAGGTTTGCTAAAGGTTTCTGTGAAGCCGTTAAAATGGAATACGGCAGCTCTAGTAGAGGTGCTAAACCTTTAAGAAAAGATTCAGATCGTGGTTTTGGTTTTGTTCAAAAAATAAAAGCTCCAGCCATAATATTAGAGCCTTTTTTTGGTAGCAATGTTGAAGCTAAAAAATTTATGGATGCAAAAAGGTATGCTAATACCTTAATTAACTGGATTAACTGCATAGAACTATGAAAACACGACACGACAAAATATGGGCTATAATCATGCTAATTTGGTTTTCGGCATCAATTGTATTTCTATACTATACGCTTTAATATTATGAAAACAGATTTTGTAAAATGGTTAGGTTGGATATTATTATTTATATGTCTTTGGTTTAAAGGTTGTAGAAATAATGAGGACCCAAAAACGGTAGAAATTCCAGAAATAAAAAAGGAATTACCCACACAAAAGCCTGTGCATATTCCTGCCGAAAATGCGCTAAATGATTTAGAAGAAAACCTATCTAAACATGAGGTGGTGCGTAAAGGACATTTAGAAAATATAAATGTTTTAAATAAAGAAAACGAGACCATATTATTAAAATTTGCTAAAGAAAACGATAGTTTGAAGCGTATTTTAATGTATAAAAACGCGATTTCAATTAATGCGTTTAAAAGTGTTTTTGAAGATGATTATATAAAACTAGAGTTAGATGGTTTGGTTAGAGGTGAAGTGCAAAGCCTTACACCTAATTACACCATAAAACCACGACAAGTGCCGGCACTAATAAAGCCTGTTAAATTTAGATTGTTAGCGGGTGTGGGTGTTAGTAATACCATTGCGATGGATAAACCTTTGTTTTCTGCTAAATTAGGTTTTCAAAATAAAAAAGGGAACATTTTAAATGTGGGTTACGACAGTGAAAAGCGTATAACAATAGGCTACGATTTCACGGTTTTCAAGATTAAATAATGAAAAACCTTTGTTAACCCTTAAAAAACATGTCTTAAACAAATATACCAGGGCTTTGCATATTCGCTGATAAATAGAATTATCATGAATTTCAATCCTGTATTAAACGATTTACTTCGTGGCGAGTGGCTTTTAGATGTTAATTGGATATCTGGTGCAGCTCCCTTAGTAGACAGTCTTCTTAAAGGTACGCCCGTAGCGCAAACCGAAAACGTTTCTAATAATTGCATTTCTTTTTACGATTCTAACAACAATAGAGTGCCTCGTGGTGTAGATCTTCCAGAGGGTTCGGTTGCTGTGGTAGACATGATTGGCGCGGTTATGAAATACGGTGGTATGTGTTCGCCTGGTGCTATAGATGTGGCTCACGAATTGGCTTATGCAAATGCTAACCCTAATATAAAAGCTATTATCCTAAGAATAGATGGACCAGGAGGCGCTGTAAGTGCTATTGGTCCCTTATTGCAATTTGCAGCCACTAAAACAAAACCAGTTATTGGGTTATGTGATGCTGCGATGTCGCTTCACTATTGGGCAGCTGTAGGTGTTTGCGATTACATTATGGCCGACAATAATATATCGGCACGCTTTGGAAGTATTGGTGTTGTTTCTCAGTTTGTTGATGCTAAAAAACATTGGGAAGAAAAGGGCTATACATTTCATGAAATCTACCCAGATGAATCTAAAGATAAAAACCGTGTTTTTAAAATGGCTTTAGATGGTGATTACGAAAAAATTAAAAACGAACATTTATCTCCCATGGCTAAAAAGTTTCAAGCAGCTGTGCGTGCGGGTCGCCCTAATTTAATTGAAGAAGATGGCGTGCTTACCGGAGCTACGTTTGATGCCGAAAAAGCATTAAGCTTAGGGATGATTGATGCTATTGGAAGTTTTGCCGATGCCTTGCGCATGGCTCATATGTATGCGGAGTTAAAAACTCAATTATAAATTATTATTAATTAAAAAAAACGTGAAGTTATGAGATTCAAATCCAAATTGTTTGCCACTACGCTTGCTTACATGGGGTCTTTATTAGGTTGGAAAGCCGAGGAAGTGCCAATTAAGGACAATGCGCTAGATTTAAGCGACCAAGAAAAACAGCAAGTGCAAGAAGCACTTGGCGAAAATTTTAACCTAGAAACTATTTTAGGTAAAATTAACAATGAAATTGCTGCGGCAGCCGATGCTGAGGCAGGAAAACAAACAGCTCTTGCTGCGGCACAACAAGAGTTAAAAGCTTTGTTAGATCAAACCTCTTTAGGTGCCGAAGAAAAAGAAAAGTTACTAAGCCCTAGCGCGTCCGAAAACATTACACTGTCGGAGCAATTAAAGGCTGTTAACACCGAGTTAAGTAATGAAATTAAAGGTATGCGTGATCAAATAAAACAATTGTCTGCCGATGCTGAAGGAGATGTTCCTGCGGCTATTATCGAAGCAGGAAAACAAGCCTCAAAAATTATGCACTCTGCAACACATTTATTTGCTAGTAACAAATCGTACGATGCGTTTGATGGTCGCCCATGGAACCAACGTGCTGCGGGTATGACTACTCATGCTACCGATTTTAGCGATAAAGTACAAGTTGAAAAACTTAATGGCGATTTAGAGCTATACTATCGTGAGAATCCTGAGAAAATTAAGTCATTACACCGTGATAACTTTGGTCTTCCTTCATTTTGGCCTAAAAAACTAAAGGTTGATGATAAGGTTAGTGATGGTACTATTGTTTCGGCTGAAATTACTCAAGCTAGAAAATTACCATGGTTACCTAAAAACAAGCAAAAAATTGAAGCTGAAGAAGGTAGAATTTTCCCAGTTCAAATTGATGCCGAATTTATAGGGTACAACCTTCAAAAAATGGAATCTTCTTGGTTAAACTCTTATAATAAAGAAGGTTCGCAAGCTTATAAAATGAGCTTTGTAATGTTTTTAGTGTCGGAATTAGACAAAAAAGCACGTGTTGAAGATAGAGTTTCGTCTATTAAAGGGGTTTATGTAAAAACACCAGACGATGCTACAGTTGCAGGAGGTTATATTAACCGTCAAGATGGTTTATTATACCAAATTTGGAAAGCGATTAATATTACAGGAAAGCTAAAGCCTTTTGTTTTAGGTACACCTACAACAGCGAATATTGTTGATTATGTAGATACGCTTATCGAACGTTTACCTGACGATGTGCGTTACCAACAAGGTTTAAAATTATACCTTTCTAAAGAATGGTTAAAAGCCTACAAACGTAGATATGAGCAGTTACACGGTACCTACAACGATTACAAAGGGTATCCTGTAAATCCTAAAGATTATAACAATATTGAGTTTGAACCTTTAGTGGATTTATCTGGTTTAGATTGTATGTTTATCACTTTTGATGATAACATTGAAATTCTAGAAAACATTCCTGCAGAAAAAAGCAAGTACCACTTTGAAATGCTTAAACGTATTCTTTACATTTTTGCCGATTACAAATTAGGTATTCGTTTAATTCATATTGGAACTACTGTTTTACCTACCGATCCTGATGCGTTTAAAGTACAAACAATTTGGAGTAATGATGCGCCATTGTTTAAATCAGATTTCTTTGTGCCGGTTTACGACGATACTACAGGAAAAGTGAGTGTAAAATATAGTAATGTGGTTGTAGATGATGCTTGGGCAACAAGTATTACCGAGTTTACAAATACTTACGAAGGACAAATTATTCGTGTTAAAGGAAATGTGGCTTTAAGTGCTGCAACTACCGTAGCGAATGGTGCTAAAATTAGTTTAGCCGGTGGTACTGCCTTTAACTTAAAATCTGGTGGAACTTTAACTTTAGTTGCTGCGGCCGATGGTTCGGTTACAGAAATTAGTCGTACTGCTGCTCCTGCTACCTTACCATCTGGAACTATAGAGTTTGATACTACTGCTTTAGATGTGAATAACGGTAACTCGTTTGCTTACACTGGTGGTGCTGCTACTTTAGCTAGTATTTCTGGAGGTGTAGCCGATAAGGTTATTGTGATTAACGGTGGTGCTAATGGTGCGTTAACCTTAGCTAATGTGGCTGGAAATATTGCCTTGTCTGCGGGTGCAATTCTTGCCAATGGTGCCGATAATATTACTCTGGCTTTAGTTGATGGCGTTTGGACAGAAACGGCAAGAACGATCGCTTAATCTATTAATCTGTAAAATTTAAAATTATGTCATACATAAAATTAAGTGTGCCTAGAGCTACCGGGGGAACTTCCCCTGGTGCTTATAAGGCCAAGAAACCAAATGTTGCTATTGTTGATGCCGACGATATATTAAGTTATCCAGGGCGCGATAGCAAGGGTGTAAATGTTACGGGTAGTTACGTGCTTAAAGCCAATGCTAACATGATTCGTATTTACATGACACCAGAAACTATTGAAGCTAGTTTTGAAAGTGAAGGACCAGAAGATGGTAAAGTGTTTAAACAAATGTTTAAAGGCGAGCATCCAGGCGAAACTTTAGAGATTAGAGAGTTTATACAAAACTGGTTAGGACGTCCTGTAATTGTGTTTGAGGAAAATTGCCGAGATAACACCATGAATGTTTACGGGACCCAATGTTCTCCTTTAAAATTAAATCCTAGTTTTACTAGTAATAAAGAAGGAACGAAGCATACTATTAGTTTTGAGCAACCAAACCCAGTGGAATATGTGCCTGGTTATTATACGGGAGCATTAACCTTTACCGGTTATGCAACTCCTGCCGATGAAAACCTTGATTTATTAGTAGCCGATGGTAATATTTATAAATTACCAAGTACTGCCGTTACAGCAAGTATCGATGTTGCTAGTATCGATTTAGAACATGGCGAAGTTGTTACCTTAATTGGTGGCGGTGGCGCTGGTGCTTTAACTTTAGCTAATGGTGCTGGTACAGCTGCAACTATTGTACTGTCTAATGGTACAACATGGACAGCTTTAGATGATGCTGTTATTAACTTAAAAGTATTTAACGACGGTACTACCGTTTATCTAATAGAAGAATCTAGACATTAGTTTGTGTTTATTTAGTTAGTTGTTTATCAAGCCTAACAGGGGAATCCTTGTTAGGCTTTTTCATGTCTTAAAATAAAAGATAAAAGGTCGTCATATTTACAACTACTATAGTAAAACTTAAAAATGTATTCTCATGAGAAACCAAGTAATCGACTTTTTAAGGTCAACAAAAAACACTCCGCAACAAAAGTATAACCTAGCGTTACAATTTTACATGCAAGCTAACACGCCTAACCCTGGTATTATACGTTTTCATAATACAGCAGGATATTCTCCACAGCGTTTAAAAGAATTGCTTTATGATTTAGAACAAGCGTTTGAAATTAAACCTTCGGATTTAGCGGCAAAGAAAATTGATGCTCCAATTTCTGAAACGTTAAAAAGTGCTGTTTTTGAAATTCCTAAATGGACAAAAGGTGCTGCGGGAAATAAAGAACGTAAGGCATTTTGTGCCGAACATGGCATTTTTGTTTTTGGAGGAAAAAATAAAGATTTAGATAAAGCTATCGCGGAATTTGTTAAAGAAAAAACAGAGCAAGCCGAAGAGGAAAGCGACGAAGAAAGCGACTTACAGCGCAAAGCTACCGAAAAAGAAAAAGCGTATGATGCTTGTTTGAAAGTATTAGCTAGTGGCCAAGCTTTAGAACCGGCTATTGTTGCCGATATTTTTACAAATACAGATACAACTAAGGAAGAGCAGGAAAACATTGTTAAAGCGGCTAAAAACCACATTTTTGGCGAAACAAATGATAATGATGGTGACGATTTAGGGGTTGCAGAAAACGAAACTCCTGAAGCTGAAAAAAAGTAGGTAGAGCCTATATCTCTTTACGCGAGCAATTTCCGTTTCTATATGAAACGGATTGTCCTCGCGAATATAAAGAGTTGTATGCTCAAAAAAAGATCGCTTTAGATAACTATGTTGAGCGCTTTAATGCCTTACAAAACGCTTATTATAATGCCGATGGCAGCATTAAAAAGGAATTACCCGACTTAACAACCACTTATAAAACAGCACATGAAGCTTTAGCGAGTTTTAACGAAAATCAGCTTATTTATGACGAATTCAACTTTTACCAGGACACGAACCAAGTATTAGGAATTCATCCTGTTTTTAGGGTTTTAAAATTAACTCAAAAGATTAAAAAAATGCGTGAAGCATCGGCGGTTAAACGCTATAATTTACTTAGAAATTATATCTATAGAGACACTAAAAAACTAAAAACCATAAGCGAGGATAAAAAAGAAAAGTTTGCGAATGCCTTGGAGCTTAAAAAAGAAGAGTTTGGTTTAATAGAAAAATTACACCCCATTGTAAATGAATAACTTTTTTGACATTTCTAAAACCAAAGAAAAAGTTTTACAGACTAAAATGAGCGAATCATTTGAGTCTAAATATTTATTGTCTCATTATGAAAAAATACGTCGGTTAGATAAAGATTTAAACAGGCTTCCTAGTAAAGAGGAATTTTTTTTCCTGCAAAGCGACACATCGTTTAATGCTTTCACCTTTATCCCTTTTGTTTTAAAACATACTAGCATATTGCATTTATACGCCTGCACCTACTCCATTTCGTCGCGTGTAATAGATGCTTTAATAGAAATGCATGATAATGGGTTAATAGATGAAATAACGTTGCTAATAAGCGATAGTATGATTAAAAGAAACCCCAAAACGATTGATAATTTGTGTAGCGTGTCCAACAGTCGCCCGAATGTGAATATTTTATTCGCTTGGGTGCATGCTAAGGTGTGCTTAATGGAAACAAAAAGTGATCATTTTATTATTGAAGGTTCGGGTAACTGGGCAGAAAACGCCTATTACGAGCAATACACTTTTGCGAATAGTAAGGGGTTATTTGATTTTAGAAAGGAATTATTTACCAATAGTCATGTTAGGCATATTGCCGAAGGTGGCGCTATAAAAGCGGTTTAGGAATGGATTTAGTAACTAAATTAAAATTCTCTCAAGAAGAGTATGAGCAAATCGAAGACCTATCGGCGGTTAATTATTCGCCAGAGCGCATTGCAAAATACTTAAGTGTAGATAAAAAGGCCTTTTTAGAACTCTGGTATGATAAAACATCTTTGGTAAGATACCATTACGATCGTGGTGAGCTTGTGGCGCAGTTTGAAATAAACCAGAAACAACTAGAGAATGCTAAAAAAGGCAACATCACATCGGCTCAAATTCATTTTAAAATAGCCGAAGAAAACAGAGTTGAAAATATAAAAAAGCAAGTGTTTTATGGGGCTGAAGATTGAAGATATCAATATTAGTATAATTCACGAATACGTGAGTTCTGGAAAAATTGAAAGTAACGAAGTTACCGATCCGGCCATCCCTAAATATTTAGAATTACTAGATAAAGTTAGGGGGATGTATAACCGTATTGATGAGTTTGGGCATAAGGAGGCTATAATGAAACACCTTATTAAGGTGGAAGGCTTAAGCCGTTACCAGGCTAATAATATTTATAACGATGCTCTAGAGTATTTTTATTGCGATAAGCAGGTAAGTAAGGATGCGTGGCGTAATATTCTAGCCCAAGATATGCGTAAAAATTACATTGCAGCTATTCAAATGGCGAAAACGACCTCTGATATTGCCACAGCTAATAAAATATTGGTTGAAACTTCTAAAATATTGCAGTTAGATCTCCCCGACCCTGTAGAGGTTGATGATGCAGCTTACACACAGCCGTTTAAAATGTATAGTGTTGATGCCGAGTTTTTAGGTCTTCCAAAAATTGACCGTAGAGAATTGGCTAAGCAAATTGAAGCCTTGCCTGAAATGAGCGAAAAAGAAATTATAAGGCTTAAGCAGGAGGCTAATGTTTTACCATTAAAATTATTCCCAGATGAGCACGAAGACCCACGTAAGTCTTGAAAATGAAAATGTAGAAGGCCGTTATGCTAGTTGGATTAAACAGACTATCGATTTAATTGGCCCTAAAAACTTGTTTTTGGTTTTAGGACGTGGTGGTGCTAAAACATCGGATATTATAGCCGATAGAAGTATTGATATCATGTACGATATGCCTCGAAGTTATTCGGCTTTTGTTGCCGATACTTACGATAATGCATTGCGTAATATTGTACCAACTTTAATCGAGGGGTGGAGCCAAAGAAAAGGCTTGCGTGAAGGTGTGCATTATGTGATTGATGAACGGCCACCGTCTAATTTTGAAAAACCATATAAGCCGCCTCAAACTTATAAGCATACTATTAGCATGTGGAATGGTTGTTTTTACAACTTAGGCTCCTTATCGCAGCCTACAGGATTGGCGGGAAACTCCTACCAACATATTTTTGTTGATGAAGCGAGAAACACAGATTTTGAGAAACTTAAAAAGTTGTTTCCTGCCATGCGTGGTGATTTTGTTCACTTTGGGCACTCCCCTTACTTTAGAGGGATGACGTGTACTACCGATATGCCTAATGTTGCCGATGGTGACCATGATTGGATATTAAATCAATCTGAAAACATGGATGTCGAACAAATTAAACTGGCTTTGCAGTGCGGTTTGGTTTTAAACGATATTAAGAAGAAATATTTTAGGGCCTTAAAATTTAGAGATCACAACGAGTTGGAGCGACAAAAAAAGGCTATGGTTCGTTGGAAGGCTAATTGGATTCGTGCTAGAAAAGATTCTACTTTTTTCTATGTGGTTTCTAGTTTGTCTAATGTCGATATTTTAACACCTGGTTACTTTTCTGATGCTTTAAAAGCATTAGGTATAGAGGAATTTAAAACTGCGGTTTTAAGCTTTAAAGCCCAAATTAAAAAGGGTGAAAAATTCTATATGAATTTAGGTGAGCATCATTTTTATGATGATGGGGTTATTGATAAGTATTACGAAAAATACGCTATTGGCGAGGAATTTAAAAGTGTATCGCTTGGACTTAAATATGTGCAACATAATAAGCCTTTAGATTGTGGTGTAGATTTTGGCGATATGTGTAGTATGGTTGTGGGGCAAGAACGAGGTAATTTTTATTATTGCTTAAAAAACTTTTATACCCTTGCTCCCGAAAGCAGTAAGGAATTGGCTAAAAAGTTTCTAGATTTTTTCGAGCATCATCATAAAGGCGCGAAGGTTTTAAATATGTATTACGATAGGTCGGGAAATCAATACCAAAAGGTAAAGAGAGATTGGGCTAACGAGTTAAAAGATCATATTATTAAACATGATGGCAAAAGTACTGGTTGGGTTGTTAATTTAATGAGCCGTAATCAGTCGGTTATTTATCAAGAAGAGGAATACAATTTTGCTAAAAAGTTTATGGGCGAATACTACAAAGAACTGCCTAAACTTAAAATTGACAAATATCAATGTAAAGAGCTTAAAAGCAGCTTAGAACTTACTAAAACTAAAATCCGTAAAAATACGCGTACTGGTAGTATGAGTATCCATAAGGATAAGAGTAGCGAAAGTTTAGCGCTACACCTTAGGCCTTTATATTCTACAAATTTTAGTGATGCTTTTAAGTATTTAATATATCGTACAAATTGGGTTAAAACAGCAGACAGAAAGGTTAATACCGGAATGACTGCGCCTAGTATTGTTTAGTAGAATCATGAATTTAATTTAAATAATTATGTTAGAAAAACGAAACCGTAAACATCCCAGTCAGAAAAGTAAAACCCCGTTGCAACCATCTAAAAAAGCTATGAGAAAAGCTACTATTGTTATCATGCCGGATGAAGAAATTAAGGTTGATATAAAAACAGGAAATGTTTCTGATATTGAAATGGTGCAATATCTTAGAGATATGACAAAGCATTTTGCAAATGTTATAATAAATGATGCTACCGAAGTGGTTGGTGATAATGATGAAGAAAGAGCTAAGTATATTGATTGGAGAATTTCGCAATCTGGAATTGGCAAATAGTTGAAGACGTATTTACGAGCCAATTAAAGAGCGTTTTTAATGCGGAAGAGTAATCGCTAAGTTAGATGTAAAAAAAGCTAACAGGTGTTAGCAGTGTCCGCCCGATAGGGCGAATTTTTTAAAACTCGCCTTTGGGGATTAATGTGTTAAATATTTTCGTTTATTTTCGGCTTAATCAATCCATATTTTACGGTGCTCTTTTCAGGTTTTTGTTAAAGGGGTAAGTCTCAAAAGAACGACTAAGAAAATTCATCCCCTATCGCGCGATATTAATTTTTTAAAGGTTCAACTTGTGCATTGCTAAAAAGATAAGCGATACCGTAAAACTCAAATTCTTCGTTTTCTTCGTTGTTTGGTTTTTCTTTTGATGCCTTTTGTGGCTTGCTCCATATAAAAAAAGATTTAGATCCTTTTTTTACTGCAAACCCTTTCTTTTTCCATCCTAAAAAGGAATTAAATTCTTGATGCTCTTTGCTTTTATACCAATCTAACAACACACTGTTTACAGTGCCTTCGTTGGTGGCTTCAATAATTTGTTTCGCCGATTTACTAAGATTTTTTAAAAGTTGTTTTCTTTCGTCTCGGCTTTTGCAATTAAAAATTTGTTGGTGTAAATTTTCCATAGTTAAAAAATGTATTCGTTAAAATCGTTGGTTTGTGTTGTGTTTTCCTCAATAAATTTATCGGCAATAGAAACGGCTTTATTAAAAGCATCTTTGCATTGAGTTTTAAAAAACTCATAATCCGAATAATTGAAAACACTTGAATATCCTTTTTTATGTAGAATGGATTTTACTTGATTGGATAGTTTATAAGCATTATATTTGCTTAGATTTTGTCGTCTAGTCATGATGAAATTATGTTATTAAAAGCCCCGCATCCGCAAAATGCAGGGCTTTATGGTTTATATAATAAAACTTAATACTTCTTTTTCGCTCACATCGGTAATGCGTTGTAATTCCGATTTTACAACATATAGCACTTTTTCAATAACTTGTGAATTTGATACTTCAAAAGTAAATCCTTGTGCATTTTCCAATATAAAACGCTCTTTAGTTCCATCACTAGAAACAATGAACTTTTGTAAAGCATCATTTTTTTCATTTAAAAATTGGTGCCTAGTAGCTAGAATTTGAAAATTTTCTAAACGTTTTAACCTGCTTTCTGCGGTTGGGTTCAATAAATCGTTTGCCGTTGTTTTTGTTTTTTCGGGTTGCTCGCTGTTTTTAACAGTTGAAAGGTTTACGGCTTTTTTTTCTGTGGCTCTCGCCTTTGTTTGTGTACTCATGATTTTAAATATTATGTTATTAAGAATACTCTAATATACGAAAAAGTCGCAAAATAAACGACTTTTTAAAGAACAAAATAACGCATAAACTGTTGATTTTTATATATTTAAACCCTTTCTAAATAAGTGATTATTTAAGATTAAAAGCTCTTAAATTATTACAGTTTTAAAATATTTCCTGCAATAAAATGTTGACTTTCAATCTAAAAACCTACTAAACATAGGTTTTTGGACTTGAAATAAAACTACTCTCCCCGTCCCGCTGAAAATCGTATATGCAAATGCACGCCTTTAAAACTGTGGAAATATGATTTTAAGCCCTCAACGGCTTGGCTGCTCCTTATTTCATACATATAGCACACAACAAAGCATACAACCAACCAATAGTGTCGGGTGTACCATGTCTTAACAGATTAGTTAACGAATAGATAGTATTGTAACTAATTAAATCAATATGGTAACCTATCAAGTCATTAAACAAATGAGACACCTATCCGATAACGGTATTCCATTTAGTATGGAGTACATATCGTTAAACAATCAAAAGCAAGCAAGTAAAGGTTTGGTTGTAGTAACAAAGGCTTTGCTTCGCCCTGCACGTAAAACAGAGGCTTATAGTTTGTTATCATATACGGATTTAACAACAAATGAACCTAAGCATGTTCATTTACCATTAATAATGAAGTTTAACGGAAAGCTACTTAAACATGGAAATTGAATTCACTGGTAAGAACGCTATAGTTCATGCAGATAATATTGCCTTCTCTTATGAAGTAACCAATAACCCTAGAGACTTTGAACTGTACAGAGGAACGAAGGATAGTTTAGAGTGGGACCATCAAAGATACTTTGTTGGTGAATACATTATCCATCCTTATGGTGATGCTAACAACTTACCAACCATAATTAAAGATGTTGTACTTAACAATCATTTAGCCCCTGGATCATTAAACAAGCAGGCAAATATGCTATGGGGTAAAGGTCCTAAGTTATACAAAGAAACCTTTAAAGATGGTGAGCTTGTATATGAGTGGCAAGAAGATAAAGAAATACAGGCTTGGCTTGACTCTTGGGATTACGAAGATTATTGTTTAAGGTGTGTGGTTGATTTCAATTACCTTAAAGGAGTATTCACTAAGTTTTACTTAAGACGTGGTAATAGAGACGGCAGCAATAAAGGTATTGCCAAATTAGAACATGTGTTGCCTGATACGGCACGCCTAGCATCTCACATTACAGATAAGGATATTAAAGATCCATCGCACATTATTATTACCGATTGGGCTTTTAAAAATGTAGATTCTATTCTAAAATCTAAGGCTTATTATAAGTTTGATCCGCTTAAACCTTTTGCTCATAAAAACGCAGTATTCTATTCTAATATGTACACCTTTTGTACTGAATATTATTCTATACCAGAAATCTATGGAGCGTTAGAGTGGATTAAACAAAGTACAGCAGTGCCGTTAATATTTAAAGCATTAAGCGAAAACTCCATTAATTTAAAATACCACATACAATCGCCTCAATACTTTTGGGATGTTGCCGAATCTAAAATAAAAGATGCATGTACTTTAAAAGGTGAGAACTACCAAGACAGTATGTTGTTGGAGTATCAAAAAAAATACCTACAGAAAATTACTAGCGTGCTATCTGGAGCCGAAAACGTTGGTAAGTTTTTACACACCACTTTAAAACTAGAAGTTGATGGCACTAATTTACTAGAACATGGATGGAAAATTGAAAAGATTGATCAAAATGTAAAAGATTTTATTGAAGCTCAAATAAAAGTGTCTGAGCGTGCCGACCATGTTTTAACCGGTTCACTTGGTGTACATAGCGCCTTAGCAAACGTAGGTCAGCAAGGGAAAAGCGATAGTGGAAGCGAACAATATCAAGCACTAAACGGCTATTTAGCAACCAGTGTTGATATACCAGAAATGATTGCTTTGAAAGCTATTAACTATGCGATTAAAGTAAACTTCCCTAATAAAAAATTAAAGCTTGGCTTTTATCATTTAGGAACCAAAAAAATGGAAGACACAACACCAAAAGAACGTAATCCACAATTGTAAGTTATGAAACTATTATTCGGAAAACCAGGAGAGAATCCCGATTTAGAGCTACATGCTTTATTAGGGAACATTGATAAAAACATAGCCTTCACAAACATTCAACCAGAAATTGAGGAAGCAACTAAGGAAGTTATTAAACTTATAGGTAAAGATGCCTATGAGGAAATTTATAACGTATACCGACAGGCTACCATCGCAGACGATGAAGCCGAGCTTATTAAATCTGTTCGCTATCCTATTGCTTTGGATGGGTATCGTCATTTTGCCATTTCTTCTGATGTTGTACATGGAAATAATGGCCGAAAAATAAGAGTAGACGAGCATAATAAAGTGCCTTTCGAGTGGATGATAGACCGCGATAACGAAGCCCAAGAGCGCCGTTATTATAAAGCCCTGGATAATATGTTAGATTACCTTGATGAGTTTAGTGCAACATGGATGGCAAGCGAAGAATATAAAGCCACCCAAAAATATTATGTTAGAAAAACATCCGATTTTGAAGATGTTTACCCTATCGAATCAAGGCTTTTATTTTTACGATTATTACCTGGATTCCGTCGGGCTGAAAAAAAGCACATCATTCCTATAATCACTCCAGCTGTTAATTCCGATTTTAAAACGAGACTGCAAACGGGAGGTCTATTCAACGATGACGAAAAGGATCTGTTAGAACTATTGAAAGAAGCCTCAATATATTCGGCTTTAGCATGGGGCATGCGTGTATTAAGAATAACATTATTTCCTCAAGGCATATTGCAAAGTTTTGTTACAGAACGTATGACTACTCAAGGTCGTAAGCCCAGTGAAAAATTAGAAACCGAATTAGCAGCTCAAGAGTTAGAAAAACGAGCGCGTGAAGTTTTAACAGAGCTTCAAACCATCGTTTCACCACCAACCCAAACCGATATTGATTCCCTATGCCCTACTAATCCAAATTTCGCATTCGACGATGATGACGGATTTGTAAGCATGTAGAGTCAAAACCCAATCAAATAAGCGATACCCTATAAACAAAGGGCTCGCTATTGATTTACTAAAAAATATTAATCAAAGAATCAAATAAATAAACACATGAAAAAATTAATTTTAAAAGTCTGGTTTTATTTTTTCCCTAAAGCTATTATCAAAGAAGTGAACGAAAAATTACAAGATGCTGTAATTAAAAAAAGTCATGATACAGGTACTTTAATTCGTGATATTCGTCAATACTTATTAGAGGAATACAAAGTAGGTGGACGCTCTCAATACATTCCTACCAAATTTAAAGATCGTGAAACTATAGTAAAAAATGTAAGGTTGCAATTTGGCGAACGCATGCAAGCTTCAGGTATTATACTAACCAATAACCTAAAATTAAAGGCAGCATGAATACTTTAGAGTTTCCAGAACGAAATTTAAACATGTATCTACCCGAAGATTTAAGTGAGTGTGATACTAGGCAGTATATTGAAGTAAGCAGCCTCATGTTTAAATATAATGAGAAGGAAATAAATTTCGATGCCTTTAAAAGTTTGGCTTTATATAAGTTGTTGAATTTAAAATTAACCAAAAACTTATGTAAGGAAGATGAAGTCACTAAAAACGAAAACATTGCATTACTATCGGTGCTTATTGAGTCATTTTTTGAACCTATAGATAACGATAACCCTAACGACCCTAAAATAATAAAGCAAAACTTTATACATAATCCATTGCCAAAAATTGCGCCAACATGGTGCACTTATTATGGTCCTTCAAACGCCTTTAAGAACATAACCTTTGGTGAGTATATCGACGGTTTAAATTTTTTTTTCGAGTACGAAAAAACAAAAGATACCGAGCTTTTATATTTATTAATGGCAGTTTTTTACCGAAAAACTAAGCCCTTTCATTTTATTAGGAAAACATTACCAAATTACAATGGTGATCGTAGAATAAGGTATAACGATACTTTTTTAGAAAAGAGAGCTAAAAAATTAAAAGTATTACCAGAAGGGTATGTATATGGTTTCTACTTGTTTTTTAGCAGTTTTCATAAATATTTAACTACAGCCGAAATAACCTTAAATGGAGAGCAAATTAAAATAGGTAAATTATTTGGCAACGACGACCCCGAAAAAGCATCTAGTGATTTAGAAAGCATTGGATTCAAGAGTATAGAATATCAAATTTCCGAATCGGGTGTTTTCGGTACAAACAAAGATGTAAGAAACACCAATTTATGGGAAATTCTTATTAAGCTTTACGATATGTATAAATCACATAAGGACCATTTGGCGCGTAGTAAAAAGGCAGAATCCGAAGCAAAACAAAAAGCACAACAAAAATGATAGATATTAATTTTTTAAGAGGATACAGTACCAGGTTAAAAGATTTTATTCCTGCTATTAATTTCGATAAAGTTATTGTAGATGACACCCAAATGGTAAACTTTTTACAAGACAGGTCGCGTTTAGATAATCAGCTACTATTCACCGTAATACCAGACTTTAATCCAACGGGGACAAATTTGGATAACTTACAGTTCCAGTCTCAAACGCTTATGTTGGTGTTATATAAAACCAATTATAGCGATATCTCTCATGATGAGTTTTTAGATATTATGCAAGAAACTTTATTAACGGCCGTAGCTATTAAAGAAAAGATGATCGATGATAAATTAAATTATACTGCAGCAGGTTGTTTATACATGAAACAACTAAATGCAAATAGTATAACCATAAAGCCTGTCTGGGGAAAAGCCGAATGTAATGGTTGGAGTATAGAATTTAATTTTGATAGTTAATTAAAAAGCCGTAAATTTTACGACTAAATTAATAAACATGTCAGAACAACAAATAAACGAAGCGCTAGAGTTAATACTAAAAAATAAAGTTGCAAGAAACGAGTTAAATATAGATAAGCGTTACGCTTACGACTTACGGCACCGTTTATCTGTTTCGGCAAAACTAGAGGTTTTATGGCGTGCCAATAAATTACAGTTAAAAGATGAATTTACTGAATAACAGAACCAAGGTAAACGACGATATTTTAAAAAACCTTTTCATACAAAAGCAGTTGCAGGAAGAGGCTCAAGAAATAGATAAAGCGCAAAGCAGTTTAATGAGTAGTCGAGGCTTTACTTCACCAGAGTTTTTTAGCGATCGTAATTTTGCTGTAAACCAAACCACATTAACTTATTCTCATTTACAAAAACACCGTTTTGTAGATATGAAAACGCGCCAAGTTAACAATGCAAAAATTAAAAAAGCAAGCCATCCTATACACAATCGCATCATATTTGGTCATTTAAATAATATTATTAAACGTATGCATTTCGGTTACACACAAGCTGTAAAAGAGCAAATGCAAGAGCTGTACAATAATCTCTCTAAAAAGTAATTAAAGCTAATAGTAAGCCCCGGAACTATTAAATCTTTATTATAATGAATACCAACCAATTCAATTCTTGGGCAAACGATTTTTTTTCATTTTTCACTAGCGAGGAAATTAACGAGCTTACTACCGAATTACTAGAAGCTTATTTGCATTCTCATGGTGCTAACAACCAAAAAGAACGTGAAAAAATGTATTTCTTTCTTAAAAAGTTAAAAGGCTTAAGCAAAAACTAATTATTAACCTAAACCTGTACTTTGTGCGGGTTTTTTTATATTTACTTACTAAAGCCTAAAAAGAAATGAGAAAAACAATGTACTTTCTAATGATATTATTTTTTATGTCTTGTAATGTAGATTCAAAAAAAGACACTATAATATTTAAAAAAAAACAAAGAGATTCTGTATTTACTGAAGAATTTTCACTTCCTGAAAAACTTAGCTATTTAACTTATGAAAAGGCATTAAAAATGTTCTTAAAAGATTCAATACTGGCAAGTAAAAATGATAGTATTGATAAAATAGAATATCTTTCTTTTAAGTTTCTTCCTTCTAGAAAAAAAAGAGGTGTTAACCCAAAAGTTAGAACTAAAGAGTTAGATAGTATTTGTCTTGCTGAAGTTTTAAAAGAGATTGAAATAAAAGAGACTAGGCGTAAAGAAAGAGAGCAAATGCAAAAATTAAAACCTTCCGAATACGCTAGGATTCAAATGTCAGGTCTAACAAATGAGATGTTTAAATCGAAATTAAGTAATTGGGATGGATCTCTTCCTAGCTTAGTAGAGTACACTAAAAAAAACCTGCATAATCCGGACAGTTTTAAACATGTTGAAACTGGCTTCATTATAAGAAAAGAATATGTTGAAGTAAAAATGATTTATCGTGCAGAAAATGGTTTTGGAGCGATTCGCAAAAGTTATATAGTAGCTAAATCGGATAGGGATGGTAAAATATTTGAAATTATAGATAGCAATTAAACATTTGCTCTTTCATATATTTACTTATTAATATATTTAAAAACAACTATTTACACATAAGTATATAGTTGTTTTTTTTATGTGTGCAATCGCATTTTGTATAGAAAAAATATATATGTTTGCTTTGTCTAAATAATTTCAAGGAGCAATCCTTATACATATTTTTCTATAATAGAAGCTCATCTATGGTGGCCATAGCGAAAGCGAGGCAACTCGATTCCTTGAATTGTTTAGACACACCTATAGGGTGAGCTTCGCGTTTAATATTTTCAGTTATGTCTAAAGAAAATAATTCAACAAACGGCTGTTTATTAGCAAGAGAGCTACTAAATTGGTCTACAGACACGGCACTATTACACTGCCCAGAACATCAAAAGCAATTATTAACCCAGTTATTTAACGACTGGTTAACAACTCCCTTTGCCGACAACAGGGACGACCGTAACGAACTTATGGTTGTGCTAGAAAACTTTAAAACAGTATTAGGCTTGTTATCTTCAAAATCTGAAGAGGACTTAAATCAAGTAAATCGTATTAACCTTAAATTACAAGACTTATGTACTACCGCAACAGCATAGATGTATTTAGTAGCGAAGGCGTTTTTGTAGACGAAGGTTCGCTTTGGAAAAAAGAAAACGATTTGTTTGTGTTGGTTGACGATGACCAATATGTAACATTACCCGGTAATAATATTCATTTTTATAGGGAAGACGTAAACAAATAATTTACTATTATGTAAATTGTAATTACATTATATACTTTTTTGTATATATTTGTAAGATAGCGTCGTAGCTATCTAGCAAAAATATTATTTAAGACCCCTCAGTTTAGTTTTACGACGCGCTATTCTGAGGGGTTCTTTATTTTTTACAACGAAAAACTATGAATTCATTAGAGTCATTTAAAAAAAAACAAGTATTAATTTCTAAGTACTACGAAAAAATTAAAATACTTAAAATCCAAAGAAACGAAACCAATGCGCAATTAAAAATTGTTCAAAAGAGGTTTGAGGAATTAATCAACACAGATGCAGATGTAGACCAATTAGCGTTATTTGAAAATTTAGATGAATATCTGCTAGATTAAACAAGAGTCTTAATGCTCATTTTTAAGGCTAAAAAATGAGCATTAAGAAATTAAAGCAACACGATACATGATAGAAGATATTAAAGCTAAAATGTTAAACACAGATAGCAAACATCCTTTTTCATCTGGAGATTTTTTTAAATTCTTTAAATATTCAATTCATAGAAATTTTAAAAGATATTTAGATAATCCAAAATTTTACAAACATTTACTGTTTAATGAATACGAAAAAGTAGTTTCACGAAGAGCAGAAACGATATCCATGGATAGGGAAATATTTTTACAACTATGCAAGCATCGTAAAATAGATACTTCAAGTTTTATAGATTGCTATTTTCAGTACCATAAGGATAGAGTAAGAAAATCTACCGAATATTTTCCTAATTTAAAAAAAGGCGAAAAGCATACTTTAAAAATGTATAATCGCCCTGCGGGGAAGTATTATTCGCATAGTTTAAACACAATTAATTTAAGTGATGCCATACTAGCCGACCCTTTCGATGTTTATAAATTTTGTGTAACTCAATTAAAATGGAGGCATTCGGCTTTTTTGGCAAGTGTTATAAACTCATATTTAAGTACTGGACAAGACAGCATCCCTTATCTTAATTACGATAATATTGATAATGAATACCGTTTAAGTTATTACAATTTAACCTTATTATTGTTAGAAGAGTATCCGTTAAGTAAAAACCAAAAAGAACTTTTAAAGCATTATATAGAATGCATTAAAGTTTTAATTAAAAAAACCACTGCAATAGATCACAAAAAGCGATTTTATAAAGAAAAGGCTATGTCTTTAAAAAACAAAAAGACACCTGTTTATGTAGATATTAAGCAACTAAAAGCATCTTTAAGGGTAGGTGCTAAATTATTTCATCCAGACAAAAACCCACAAGGGTTAGAGTTATTTAAGGAATTCAACAAATATTATATGGATAAAGATGTATATAGCATGAATGAAATGATAAAAAAATACAATCAAATTTTTTAATCCTATAACACTTTAAGGGGTCTATAATCACCAATGGTTCATTAAAATTTCTAAGATAATTTACAAATAAGTAAACTTTTATTGTATATTTACATACACGAATTTTTTTCATATCAACAAGGGTTAATAGTTAAAGCACCAACATCAAGTTGGTGCTTTTCTTTTTATAGGGGTGTTCTCATGTCTTAAAGCAGCTCATATTCAAGCGCTAATATTGCTTAAATACAAGTTGTACCATGAGTAAAACAATTCTAGATGAAGTAATGAAGCTGTCCATTGTGGTAAATGGTAATGAAGCTCAAAAAGAACTTTTCGAGCTTGAAAAGTCAACTCGTAATTTAACAGCCCAAAACAAACAATATCGCGAAGAGCAAGCTAAATTAGTGGCTCAAGGCAAGAAAAATAGCGAGGAATATAAAAAGCTTACGGCTGCCATTAAAACCAATAACCAAGCCATTACAAGCAATAAAGCTAAAATGACCGAGCTCCAAAAACAAATTGGGGTAACTGGTTTAACTATGTCTCAACTTCAAAGTAAAGCTTCTCAATTACGTTTAGCTTTGCGTAATATGGTTCCTGGAACGGCTGAATACAAAAAACTACAAGCCGAACTACAAGCGGTTTCTGCGCGTATGACCGAACTACGCGGAAGAGCTAATGCCACTAGAATAAGTATAGGTAGTGTAGCCGATGGATTTAATCGTTATGCTGCTATGGGTGCGTCTGTTATTGCTATGGCTACAGGAGTTGTGTTATCATTTCAAAAAATGATAGATTACAATGGCCAACTAGCAGATGCGCAAAGTAACGTGCAAAAAACCACGGGTTTAACACGTGAGGAAGTAGATGAGTTGTCTAAATCTTTCGGAGCCTTAAAAACACGTACAACTAGAATAGAATTATTGCAGTTAGCTGAAGAAGCTGGTCGTTTAGGTATAACTGGTGTACAGAATATTCAAGACTTTGTTGATGTAGCTAACCAAATGAAAGTAGCCTTGGGCGATGACCTAAGCGAAACGGCTATTCGGGAAGTTGGAAAGATGGTGAATGTTTACAAAGTAGGCGAAAAAGAAGGTAAAAACTTTAAAGATTCTATGTTAGCGTTGGGATCTGCAATAAACGAAGTTTCTGCATCTGGAGCCAACCAAGCAGGTTTTTTAGTGGATTATTTAAAACGTCAGGCAGGGATAGCTGCACAAGCAAAATTATCTGCTCAAGATAATATAGCTTATGCTGCTACTTTCGATGAAATTGGACAAAGCGTAGAGGTATCGGCCACAGCCATGAATAAAATATGGATGGACATGTTCCAAAATACCGATGTTTATGCCAATATAGCCGGAGAAACCTTAAAGGATTTTACTCAATTATTAAATACAGATGCTAATGCTGCCATGATTAAGTTTTTAAAAGGGCTTAACGGTAATAATGTAGGTTTAGAGGTTATGTTGCAGCGATTAGACGGTTTAGAGGTTGGCGGGGCTCGTGGAGTACAAGCGCTTTCCGCTTTAGCTAGTAATACGCAGCTTTTAGAACAGCGACAAAAAACATCAAACGAAGCCATAAAAGAAGCGACTTCACTTACTAATGAGTTTAATTTAAAAAATAACAACTTAGCAGGATCGCTTGAAATGGTGCAAAAAAAACTTATCGGTATTTTTTCTTCAAAAAGTATTAACGATGGTTTAAACAATTTTGTTAATTGGTTTGGTAAACTTATAGGAGCTATTGAGGACGTTGATGAAGCTTTTGAAAAGGAGGTTAAAACTACCGACGAACTAAATAGGAGTTACCGACGTGCAGCTAATGAAAGTGAAGCGCTTCTTTCAGAGTATGAGGATTTAACGAAAAAGGGTGTTGAACCAACAACCGAGGCCAAAGAGCGTTTAGAGGAAATTACATTATTACTACGTGATAGGCTGGGCGAAAGTGTTGTGAGTATCAACAATGAAACTAATGCTCTTGATTTAAATACAGCTGCAGTTAAAGAACAAATCCGTTTAAAACGACTTGCGGCTGACGAGGAATCGGCTACTTTGGCTTCGAGGTTAAAAGGAAAACAAGAATCGCAGAAGGAGCTAGAGAGGGAACTTGCTTTACAAGAAAAAGAATTAGAGGTAAGGATTAGGAATGCCGAAAAATCTGAAGGAGCCTTTACTCCTACCGAAAACTTAAGAGGTAGGGCTGCTACTAGAAGACCTGAATTGGTGAGTGGAGGAAGAGTTTCTGAAGCTGTAGAAAAGGAATATGAGCAGTCTCTTAAAGTTTTGGAGATAAGAAAACAATTAACAACGAATCTTGAACAACAAGCATTGTTGCTAGAATCTTTAAAAGATAATGATTTTAGTCAATCGGATGTTGATGCCATATATAAAGATTCTGATAAAACTAGTGGTCCAAAAGAAGGTGACATAAAAATAGAAGGTGGTGTTTCCTTTACATATAAAGGCGGCTCTTGGCAACCAACAATTACTTCAGGGGATTATAAAAAAGTCAAAGAACAGGCTTTAACCGAAGCAGAACAACGTGCAGCCGAATTATTAAAACTACAACGTGCAACGGAAGACGCTAAACTAGCACTCATTCAAGATAGTTTTGAAAGAGAAAAGGAAATAGAGGAAGCCAACCACCGCCGTAAGGTTGAAGATTTAAATGGAGGTAAAATAAGCCAGAAAGATATTAACACAGCAATATCGGGAGGCAAAACCAATGTGGCAAACGATTATATAGCCAAAAACAAAGAGCTTAACGCCCAAATAGAGTATGAAAATGAAATGCACGAAGTACGTAAAGCTACCATTATAGAACGAGGGATTGAAAACAGTATAAAATTACAAGAAGATCAATTTATTCGTGAATCCCAAAAGCGTGAAACTACATACCTAAATGATTTAACAGCCTTAGGTAATAATCAAAGAGCAAAAAAGACCCTTACCGAAGCATATAAGAGAGAGCAATTAGAGGCCGAAAAGGAGCATCTTGAAGAAATCAAAAAAGTATATTCTTCCCAATCTTTTGAAGGAGCAAACCTAGAAATATTATCGGCAGAGCAGCTGCAGTCTATTAGAGACAGATTAAGTGAATTAGGTTTATCACTTGCCGAAATAAATCAATTGCTTGCTGTTATGCGTGGTGAAGGTGGCGAAGATGAAGCTGTAGAGTTTATTGGAGGCCAAACCGATGTTTTAGGATTTACTCCTGAACAATGGATGATTACTTTTGAAAACTTAGATACTACCACTGCAAAACTTAATTCTATAACCATGGGCATTAACGCCATGGCAGAAGCGTGGGGAATGTATAATAGTTTTGTGAGTCAAAGCCAACAAAAAGAATTACAAAATTTTGAGGCGTCTACAGAAAGGAAAAAACAAAAACATGCTAATCTTTTAAGCGCAGGCATGATATCCGAACGTCAATATAACGAGGGTATTGCTGCCATGGATAAAGAATTAGAGAGTAAAAAAGCCGAAATAGCATACAATCAAGCTAAACGAGATAAACAAGCCGCGTTAATGTCTGTTGCTGTAAATACGGCTACTGCAATTATGGGAATTTGGGCTCAAGTAAATAAATCTGATTACGGTATTGCTGCGGGAATTTTAACAGGTATTGTTGGTGCCTTAGGTATCGCTCAGGGAATCGCTATAGCAAAACAACCACTACCAGCCAAAGGTTTTGAAGATGGTTACTATCCAGTGCAAAGAGCTCAAGATGGTAAAATATTCAATGCTAAAAATGGAGGCACAGCATCAACAGGAATAGTAGACGAGCCTACATATTTTTTAGCAGGCGAAGGAGGTAAAAACTTCCCAGAAATGATAATAGATGGCAATACCATGAAAAGTATGAATCCTATGGTTAAAGATGCCATATATGGTGAAATATCAAGGATAAGAGGTTTCGAGAATGGTTATTACCAGAGTCAAACAAGTTCACCCAAATTTGATAATAATGTATCGAATTCAGATTCTAATGGTGTTTTAATGGCAACATTATCACGAACCAATATTTTGTTAGATGCGTTGCTAAACGATGGGGTTACTGCTGTTATGAGTACCGACTTTAGAAATCTAAAAAAATTACAAGACGACCTAAATAAATACAATAAATCTCAATCTAAAACTAGAATATAATGGCTTACAATTTATATACATCAGAGGAGGTGTTTAACAATCCTAATGCTAATGTAATAGGTAATATTATTATGGATGTATTAGAGGCTAAGTACGGGAGCGCAACACTAAATACTACTTTTGGCATTACAGGTACCGTAGCTAGAATAATACAAGGCGCGCCCTTGGTTGAAGTACCTGTATTGGCATACATCACATCAGACGAAAATATTTTTTATCAATTCGCTACAGAGTATTTAAACAATAAAATTAAAGGTCGATCGGTTGTGTTTTCAGACCGTATTCAAATCATTACAAACATCATGAATATTGAAGTATGGCTATCATCTTCTAGCATAACTTTAGTTAATACCAACGGTATTTATAGTCAAGAAGCGTCAGAAATACCATCTAACATTTTATAATCATGGCATATAATATAGTTTTAGCAAATCCGCAAGTCTTTTCTCCAGGAGCTTCTAATATTCCTTCAACAAACGGCTGGGAGTTTAATCCAAATACGCCTTTAGATGTGTATTATAAAATGGGTGAAGCTGTACCTGCCCCAATAAATATTGCAACTAAAATAAAAAACTATATATCTGAGCTTCCCGAAGATTTATACGAGAAGATTGTTATATTCATATCAGCAAATAACAGATCTAGAAATTTCTTTAATGTAACAGGAGATATTATTTCGGCGCTTCCTCTAGCATACGAGTTAACCGAAAATAACCTGAACGTAATAACCACCATTACTTTAAAAAACCTAAGTTTATTTACCGAAGGTGTTTATGAGGATTTCTTTAATTTTGACGTTTATGGTTTAAACGGCCCTTTAGTTGCAGAAGTCTTAATAGAAACTATTACCTATAAAGTTAGGCTTAACGTTTTAAACCCTCAAGTTTTAGAAACTACTTTGCCTAGTTTAAACTTTTCTTTTGTTCGTGGCGGATCTTTACCTCCAGCAAAAAGCTTAGGTATTACATCTTTATCTACTTGGCAAATGGTGTCTTCAAACATTATAACCGCTACAGGATCGGGCGTGAGTAATGTTTCTGTAGGAAATCAAACCATTTTACAGGGTACAGGCAACAATACGTTAAATGTAGTGCCAACGTCGCAACTAAATACTGTTTTTGGAAGCTCTATTAGTACCGAAATGTTGTTTGTAAATAACGATGGTTTTAGCGCTAGCGTAAAGGTTGCCATCACTATATTGGAAAGTAATACCTTTATATTTTCTAAAGACAAACTAAGTTTTTTTGCTATTAAAAACTTAAAAGAAGCTACCCCTTTAAAGTTTTTAGTTAATGGTTTTAGTAGCTTTACTTTAAGCGCTCCTTCTTGGCTGGTGTTATCGGATACATCAGGTAACAGAACAGGCGAAATAACAGCAACACCAATTATAGCATCAAACTTAAGTGAAGGGCTTTTTACTGGAAACATTATTTTAAAAGACAGTAATAATAACGAATACAGTTTACCTGTTAGGTATGAAGTGGCTGGTACTGTTTATAGCTTGTTAGACGATGGAATGATTAATTTCACCGAGGAACCAGATTATTTAAGCGTGCATAATGTATCTGCCGAAAACAACGACAAAACTAGAAATGTAGCTAGTTTAACATTAGAGGTTACAACATTTAACTATGCCACGTTTACCGAGGTTAATTTTAATTACAATTATTTATTACCATTTTTCCAAGATGAAGCTAAACTTCATATAGGTGAAATAATAACACGGTTATTTCGCAAACCAGTGGAATTGTTAGATTTTGGTTTCAATCAAAACTTAACAACTACAACCGCCGTTGCTCCTGTGTATAGACCTGCCCTGGTTAATATAGGAGTAGAAGTAATTAATAAAGATACCAACACGGTACTTTACGAAAAATATATAGAAGGCACTCAATTTGTAGCTGGATTAAAGCCATTAGAATTTACCGATAACAAGTGTATTCTTTCAAAAAATGAAGGATTTAAACGGGTAACACCTAACAGTAAAGAAATTATTTCATTTTTAATTGCCGAAGGTTATTTTGCGGTGCAAACACAAGTAAATAATGATGATGCCGAAACTGTTTTTGGACGTTCTGCTGCAGATGACGATATTTTTAGATACTTTTTTGATTTCTCTAAATACCTTCCAGGTGATGTGGTTAGAATTTATATTAACTGCAACGGGAAAATATTTTCTAAGGGATATAAGGTAATCTCCGAAGGACAGTATTCAAACCATATTGCCTTTGTAAATAGTTTTAACTGTTTAGAATTATTAGAGTGTACAGGCGATATTGTTTTAGAAACCGATTTTAAAAAGGAAAATGTTACCTATTACCGAAATCTTACTAAAGTTATCGAAAATGTAACAAGTTCTAAAACTATGAAATTAACCGTGGTTACTGGGGCAATATTCAGAAAAAACCAAACTATTGTGGATGCTATAATAGATAGTGGAAAAGCTTGGTTAATTAGAAACGGTGAATCAGATATAGAGCTGGTTCCAAAAGCGAAAAAGTTTAATAATTACGATTCAGACGAAGAGTTATACGGTTATGTATTAGAATTTGATATAAATAGAAAAAAAGATGGCGAAGTTTACCTGTTCTAAATTTGAATTAGATTTGGCTAACTATGCCATTTCTACAACCGAAGAAAACTATTGGTTTAGCGATAGATTTCTAACAAAAAAAACCTATCCAATAACCTTAACCGTTACCGACGAATTAAACGACAAATTTGGAGACCTGTTAAGTTATTCAAGCGGAAATCGTGACACTTACGAAGAAGGTTATTTCACCCATTTAGGGGAAATACACGAAGCTGTTTTAGAAGTTGTAGATCGTATTGGGCGTGAAATCTCGGTTGAAATACGTTTTGGATATGAAGAGTTACCAAACGCAAAAACAAAATTAAGAGATCTCCCTTTAGAAAAGATTGATATTGCTACCGAAACGGCTTTTGCTAATATTTATGAGTATGCTGAAAGCATTATAACCCAAACATGGCCAGATGTATCTCATAATTTTGTAATGGTGCATACAAATAAATTTGATTTAGATTCCGATCAATGGGAATTCTTTGAAGGTGTTATAAATAAGTATGTTAATGGGGCTTTTGTTGAAAATGAATATGATGCCGTTAATGACATTCAAATTAACAGAAACATTATGCAGCCCCAACCCTATTTAATGCATATATTAGAGGCTGGGTTTGCTCAATCGGGTCGCGTGTTAAAAGGCGATTTGGTAAATGACGTTAATTTTAAAAAAGCCTTATTATCTGAGATTTCTGAATATTATTCTGTTGTTAATACAGAGAAAACAGAACATCGTATGGTCATGGCTGATTTTTATGAAGAACAATATGCTAAATACACCTGGTATGGAAAATACGAACAAACAATTCCTTTATCGGGATTTGGGCGATATAAATTAGCAGGTAATCTATATTTAAGAAAAACCTATGTTTACGCTTACATTGAAATATATTTAGGTAGTAGCCTAATTTATCGTTTCGGTAAAAATTCAGGAAGTGATGAAGGTACTTATTACAAACAATTAGATTTAAATTTCAACCATTTACAAGGTGCAATAGATTTACGAATTGAGTCTTATAACATGTCCAGATATCGACATGATTTTGATGTTAATGAAGATGACGAAGGGGTTATTTTTGATGTTTCATTAACAAAAATTTCTGAATATGATGCTAATGGTGTATTTCAACCTACTTTAATTGTTCCTACCAAAATAGATTTAGCCGAAACTGTTCCAGATCTTAATTTTGGTGATTTGTTAACTATTATTAAAAATTGGAAAAACTTAGATTTAGATTACTCTATACCTGGAGAGGTATGGCTAAATTATATAAGCAACCAATTAGAGCCGACCGATATTAAAAGTATTGAATCTTATGAGGTTGAGAAACCTCAATTAACATATGCCTCTGGGGATACATATGTTTTGAAATTTACAGATATTACTTCTACAGATTACAAGTATGATTCTTTGTTTATTTCTAGAAACAATGTTTTATTGAATGAATATGTAACCGAAAATGATACTGTTGAAATTCCTATAAACGCTATTCCTTTACCTATAGTAAACAAGGCAGGTATTAATACTGCCGATCATTTTGTGGACGACAAAACCAAGCTTAAACTCATTCTTTTTGATGGAACTAACGGAAATACTGCGCAAGAAATTGAAGCCTTGTTAATTCCTGCTATTTATGAAAATGATTATAGCGAATGGTTGAACATTAGGATTAAAGGGGTGTTATTTAAATGGCGATTTAAAATGATTGAAGAGGACCTACGTTTAATAATAATTAGGAATAAGGTCTTTGCATATCAGAATAAGCATATAATAAAGTCTATAAATAAAGACCTTATTCATAAAGGCATTTGGAGTGTTGAGCTTGAAACTTTAAGTCTGTTACCATAACTTATCTAATAAATTAATTTCGGTATTTCGTTCGGCTTCGGCTAAATGCACATAAACCATAGTGTCTTTTATGTCGCTATGGTTTAAAAGTTGCTGCAATTTAACCACGTTACCACCCAATAGAATAAAATTCGTAGCGAAGGTGTGTCTAGCCACGTGAAAGCTAATATTTTTATTAATGCTTACAAGGGTAGCGATACTTTTTAAGTTATCATTAATATGAGATTCGGAATAAAAGATTTCGAATAATTCTGGGCACCTATTTAATATATCTTTCGTTTTTTCGTTTAAATGAATTACTTGCTGTTTTTTAGTTTTAACATGAGTAAAGGTATAAGTTCCATGTTTTAATAACGGTCGCTTAATATTCAAAACATCGGATATTCTCAAGCCAGTAAAACAACTAAATAAAAAGTAGCCTAGCATTATTTTTAAGTTTTTAGGTATGTATGATGAGCAGAAATACAACCAAAGCGATTTTACTTCATATGAAGTAAGGTATGTACGATTGCCTGTTGTAGGTCCTACAGAAATGTCATCAAGATCAATACCTAGTTTAATTCCCATTTTAGTTGCAATGCGCAAATATTTTTTTAGAACCTTAACATTACCGTTTCTTGTAGCGTGATTATTTCCTATTCCGGCTAAATGATTTCTAAATTTCAGAAAGAAGTAATTGTCTATATCACAAAACAAAATTTCTTTTTTATATGATTTTAGTTTAGTGTAAATAGATCTTTCCTTGGCGTATGTTGCTACAGAGATAGTGTTTTTTCTGTCTTCCAAAACGCGGTTAAAGAATGAAACAAAATTAAGCCGAGGCATTTCGTTTGTGAATTCATCAATAAAACTATCAATAGTTAATGTTTTTGAAGAGAGTTTATATACGGTTCTAATATCTGTTATTTTGGATTTGATATTATCCAAAATTAGGTTAGTATCCGAAACAACATGTTTGGGACCAACCAAACAAGCTTGCTCTTTATCCCACATATTAGGATCAACATATAAATCTAAATGAATACGTTTCCGTTTTCTTTTAGAAGTGACGTGTAAGTAAACAGGAGCTTTACCTGCCTTGTTTACATCTTTTCTCAAATAAAAATTAAAGTTCATTGACACATACTTTTTATGTGTGTCAATTCTTGTGTCAAAAAATCTCTCGGTAGATAACAT